TCCATCATGGAGAGATACTGTCGAGAACCTTTTTTGAAAATGAAATGTGTCCGAATGTTTCTTTAGAATTTAAAAATAATTCATTTCCATCATTTGGATATGTCTGGAAACTTCCACTCATGCGATCTAGAACCGTCACTGCAAATAATCTTGCTTTAGAACCAGCACCTCTGCGAACCGAAATTTATAACAAAATTAATCACGGAACTACTCTTCAGATCAAGTCTGTTATCGATAAACTCGGTCCGGGTGTCTACATAGTAAACGCCTGTTTACCTCCTGGAAACTTCAGGACAAACGTAGGAGCTGGAATAAACGCGCCTAAAAAGGAGAGCAATTGGAACAAGGGAAGGGAGTCGGCCAGGACCAGGGAACATATTCGGTATGAATCATACATAAAAAAGTCTATACGCCCCCCGAGACCAGGAAGTCGCACTCACACGCATTTACCTCCAAATTATGGATACAAAATACGTCAACCAAAGCTCCTGGCCCGGCCTTCCCTGACTATACAGCAAATCCTCTATAGACTCAGTCGAAATCCGAACATGAATTTAAATCAAAATTTTAAGAAACTCAGGGCCAATGTAAACACGTCCCGTCTCATCAGGGTCCAGAATATTCTTAAAGAGCCGACTAGTTTTGTTAAAAGTTTGTCAGGCCCTGCCAGACTTCAATGGAGACTGTCTCGAAATAGGGCCAGATTCATACATAATCGGCTAGGTACTAATCTCAATATAAAAACTATAAAAGTATAGTAACAAATGCAAATCTTCGTAAAGACTCTCACAGGGAAGACGATTACGCTCGAGGTCGAGTCCAGTGACACGATTGAGAATGTAAAGGCAAAAATTCAGGACAAAGAAGGCATTCCACCCGATCAGCAGCGCCTCATCTTTGCAGGAAAGCAGCTCGAGGACAATAGAACTCTTGCAGACTATAACCTTCAGAAAGAGTCGACGATTCACTTGGTTCTGAGATTAAGAGGAGGGTATAAAATTAAAAATTGCATATAATCAGAATGGGACCTGAATTATGGGGACCACACTTCTGGGCCACATTTCATACGGCCTGCCTGGCCGGTACAGCAACTCCCAATTTTGTAACAGAATTCACAAATAGTCTTCCATGTCCGACCTGTGCGAGTCATTTTACAGAACTCCTTGAAAGATATCCATTTCCAGAAACTCGTGTATTCGAGTGGTCAGTCCAAATTCATAATAAAGTCAACGAACGTCTGGGAAAATCTTTATTTACACCAGAACAAGCATACGAGGAACTTACGAAAAAGAGGACAAACTTTTGGCCTATTATCACATGTGTTCTTCTCATTCTGCTTATACTGAGCCTAAAGAGGTGGCGCGTGTAAATACAAAATGCAACAATATGAACGGCTCTCACACGTCGAACATATACTCAAACGCCCGGACTCATATGTGGGAACCCTTGCCCCTGAAACTTCAACTTTCTGGAGCAATGGAACAGATGGTTTTGAGCCTATTATTTTACATGCTTCACCTGGGTTGGTAAAAATATTCGATGAGATCCTTGTCAATGCAATCGACCAGTATTCTCTGCACCCCAAGAAGATTGATCGAATCTGTGTAGATATTCGGGACGACACAATTTCGATCGCAAATTATGGAGTTTCAATTCCTATCAAAAAGCATGAAAAGGAGAAAGACGCTCGAGGAGAAGCTCTCTGGATTCCTGAACTCATTTTCGGCCACCTTCTGACGAGCTCAAATTATAACGACTCGGACCAGAGAGTGACGGGTGGGCGCAATGGATATGGGGCCAAGCTTGCAAATATTTTTAGTTCCAAATTTTGGATCACAATTGGTGATGGGAAGAAATTCTATAGGCAAATGTGGCATTCAAACATGAGCCGATGCGACCCGCCAGTTGTCGAGGACCGACCAGGGGCTGTATACGTGGGTATTGGGTTTCAACCGGACCTTCCCCGGTTCGGAGGTTTGGGAGATTTTTTCAAGATTGCCGAGAAGCGAACATGGGACGCAGCCATGTGGTGCTCGAAGGCCAAGGTGTATTTTAATATGGAATTGCTTGAAGTTCGATCGCTTGAAGAGTATGCTCGTATGCACACAGGTGACATCCCGCTCGTCAAGATGCATACCGACTCTTTCGATATTGTGGTCGGTCACTCACGAAACGGGTTTCAACAGTGCTCGTGGGTCAATGGTATAGCGACGACCAAGGGCGGCAGTCACGTTGAAAAATTTGTCAATGCTCTAGTCAATGAAGTGGCCAAAGACAAACGCGTGACCGTCAAACCCTTTCAGATCAAATCAAGCCTCTTTGTTTTTGTCCGGGCCGTGTTAATTAATCCAACCTTCAGCAGCCAGACCAAGGCAGAATGCACTTCTCGAATCTCTGAAACTTTCGATTTTAAACCAAAATTCATAAAGGATGTTCTTGCGTCTGGCGTGCTGGACGACCTGCTAGCTCTGGGAGCTGCAAAAAATGACAAAGAGCTCAAGAAGACGGATGGGACAAAAAAGTCTAGGATCACGGGTGTCCCGAAGCTCGATGATGCCAACTGGGCCGGAACCCACAAGTCCCACGAGTGCACACTCATCATCACGGAGGGTGACTCTGCCAAGGCTCTCGCGATCGCGGGCCTGAGCGTCATCGGCCGAAATGCATATGGCGTTTTTCCGCTCAGAGGAAAGCCTCGTAACGTCCGAGACGCGACCGTGAAGCAAGTGACAGATAATGAAGAATTTAGCAATCTCAAAAAGATTCTTGGACTTCAGCACGGAAAGGTCTACACAAACCTGCGAGACTTGCGGTATGGGCGGCTCATGATCATGACCGACGCAGACCTTGACGGAAGTCACATCAAGGGCCTCGTCCTCAATATGTTTCACGTCTATTGGCCGAACCTCATTGAGCTCGGGTTTGTAGTCTCGATGATTACACCTGTCATCAAGGCCGGGAAGGTGTGGTATTTTACCGAGGAGGAGTTCCGCCAGTCTCCCGCGACTTCAGGTCCAGTCAAGTATTACAAGGGTCTGGGAACCTCCACGAGTGCCGAGGCCAAAGAATATTTCAAACAGATCGAGCGGCTCACGGTCGCTTTCAATTCTGATCCGAAAATGAATGAGTCTATGAATCTGGCATTTTCAAAAGCGCAATCGGACGATCGCAAGGACTGGCTCACGACCCATATGGCCAAACCTCCCCCAGGTGTCCCATACGGAAAGGTCAAGGCCCTGCCAGTGACCGACTTCATTTACAAAGACATGGCGAATTTCAGTGCCGAGGATATTAAGAGATCTATTCCTCACGTGGCTGATGGCCTCAAACCGAGTCAGCGCAAGGTGATTTATGCGTGTCTCAAGAAAAACCTCACGACCGACATGAAGGTGGCACAATTGGCTGGATATGTCGCAGAGCACACAGCCTATCACCACGGCGAAGCGAGCCTCCAAGGGACGATTGTAAATTTGGCCCAAAATTTTGTGGGCTCTAACAATCTCAACTTGATTGAGCCATCGGGGCAGTTTGGAACGCGCCTGGCGGGAGGGAAGGATGCCGCGAGTGCTCGATACATTTTTACCAGACTTGCCCCGCAGACTCGTAAGATTTTTGATTCGGCCGACAATTTTGTTTTAAAATATGTAACCGATGACGGACAACAGGTTGAGCCCGAGTATTATGCGCCAGTCCTTCCCATGATTCTCGTGAACGGGGCAGAAGGTATAGGGACCGGTTTTAGCTCATATGTTCCGCCATATGATATAGAGGTCATAAAACACAATATCGAGTGTGCCCTCTCCAGGGTTGCGTTGGCCCCAATGGTGCCGCATTTCAAGGGTTTCAAGGGAAAGATGACAAAGACGAAGGATAACACATGGGTCATGGAAGGCTTGTGTGTCGTGGAGGGATCACAACTCCATATCACGGAGCTGCCCCCCGGAAAGTGGATTCAGGACTTCAAAGAGCATCTCGACGACTTGATCGAGAAGGGAACAATTCAGAAGTTTGAGAATCACTCGACTGAAACGACGCCCGATTTTAGAGTCTGGGGATATACCGGCCGGGATCCAGTGAAGGACCTGGGGCTCACGAAGACGATCAACACGTCGAATATGCACTTGATCGGGCCGAACGGAGCCGTGAAAAAATACACAAGCCCGGAGGATATATTGATAGACTATATTGGTATTCGGTTGGATACGTATAAAAAACGCAAGGCTTGGCTTCTGAAGGAATTTGACTCTGAAATTCTGTGGCTCTCCGAAAAGGCGAGATTCATCCGAGATGTAGCGATCCACGCGAAGATTGTCGTCTTCAATGTCCCACTTGAGAGCATCCACCTTCAACTCAGGCACGAGAAATATTCGGAGGATATATGGCCGAAGCTGCTCGATATCAAGACATATCAGTATACAAAGGAAGAGGTGGCGAAGCTCGTGGAGTTGTGCCGGCAGAAGGTGGCGGCCCGAGAGGCTCTGAAGGCGACCAGTGTGGTCGATTTGTGGAAGAATAATCTAGCAAATCTATAGATGTATGTAGATGGGTTTTACCAAGTAACATCACCCCAAGAGGGAACCTTCTACGTAACGTCCGACACGCCGAGCAAGAATGTAGAATATGGCTGGCGCGGACAATTTTTTACGGGCATAGCAGGCCAGATAGAAATTACAGGTGTAAATAGAGAGACCGACCAAGACTATAATTGGTCCTTTACCTTTTGGACTGACACAGACCAGAGTATAGAAGATGCTCACAACGTAGAAAAAGCCATTATAAATCCCCCAAATAAAGAAAATCAGTTTGCCCTGTTCGGGTCCTACACGACCGTGAACGGTTATATACAATTTAAATACAAAATTGAGCCGCCCGCGGGAGAATGGATCGCCCTGAACTTGCCCACCTACCAGGGTCCCATGATCGTGTCAGACGGCGTCTTCCGCCCATTGGACGGAACCCAGCTCGATGATAACACGATTGAGATATTTGTTCGAGGATTTCCATCCATACTTTTGAAACGGCCGTTCGTCCCAGGTGCGTTCTTGAAGGCTACATATGTGAATATTAATCCAAAATTAGTCACTGGAAATTTTCCCAAACTCCGGTCCCTCAACCGTGATACTGTGTCAGATGACATTTTCAAAGAAAATCCATATATAGAGTCGAGAGGCCGAGGGTTCAGTTCGGGATCGATCCTCTCCCTCAAGGCCATAGGACCCCAAGAGGCCTACCTTCTCACAGATGACATGACCCGCTCGAGGTGGAATCCAGAATTTAAAAGATATACAAATTTTTCAATTTACCAAAAAATTTACGATTTGCCCAATCCAAACCCGTGCTATCAGGGGCAGACGGTCACTATGGAGCTGCGTCCAACGGAACTCGGACACCTTCTTTCGAATATGTATCTAAATGTCACCTTGCCAGCACTTCCACCGGGTATCTTTTATACGGATCACGTCGGAAGGGCCATCATACAAAAGGTTGAGCTCATGGCGAATGAGACCGTTATAGAAACCCTGTTCGACGATTGGTACCAGATTAGGGATCAGCTCTTTCTCGGAACTGACGATATATTGGGACTTTATGAGGCTGTCGGCGGAACCAACCTATCCGGACCCCTCAACCTCGTCATACCTCTGGAATTCTTTTTTTGCCGAAGGCATTCGAATCATAAAAATGAACGGTCCCGAATGAGCCGGCCATACTTTCCTGCCTGCGCCATGTGGAACCAGAAACTCTACATTCGGTTTACCTTCAATTCGAACACATGGTGGTCGAACACGAACGACCCCATCCTAGACTTTGGAAACGCATCCCTCATAACAGAAGAAATTTTACTTGAAAATTCAGAAAAAATTTTTTATCAAAATACAAAAAGAAATTTCATAGTCAACAGAGTCTTGAAGAATGCAGCCAAGACCTACAACACGCCGAGCACCGTCATAGACTTGTCGGGCAATTATCCGGTACAGCTCATCACCTGGTTTTTTAGAAATATCCGATACGAAAACGATGAGAATGAGCTCCAATACAACAATAGATACAATTATGGGTATTCGACCCAATACATAAACATATCAGAGGTTCTTCAATTTCCTTCTGGAAATGTAAATTATGTCGATGTCGTGTCCACCATGAAGATAACTCTGGATAACGTGGATATTTGTAGCAATTTTCAGGGATCTCTTTATTATACATTCAAGCAGCCCATGGACCACTCATTAAGTGTCCCGTCTAAAGATATCTACATGTATTCATTCGGTCTCAGTCCGAAAGAATACAACGAGGGTGGCTATCTAAATTTCGGAAAGTTAAACTCTCATACAACCTCTCTTACAATTAAATTTCTTCCACAATACACGACTGAAATTGCAAATGGATACAATTTGTATGTTTTTTATTATGGGTATTCCCTTCTTACATTTGAAGGAGGGTTTGCCGCTGTTCCGCTGATTTAAGGGCATCAATTATACCGTTTGTCATGATCCATCTCAAAAAATTGAGTTGTCCGCATGTCGTCTTCAGACCCTGAAACTCGATGCGTTCTGTCCGGCAAAAAGGGTCGAACAGCTTTTTGGAGTAGCCATCCAGACTCGACTTGTAGGCTACATGGACGGTAAACATCTTCCCGTTCGGGGCCATGAAAGAGACATGATTCATTTTTGAATAGTTTGTGACGAACCATTCGAGTTTACGCAGAGAAGGTCCAGAACCCTTCCCGAGAATCGAGTGGAGTTGCTCGCGATTCTCGGGAATTTCATAAAATTTAGTGAGACTCGCAAGCAAGATATCAGTCTTAGACATTACATATACTAGTCTGAATCTCTCTAAGTTATTACATTTGCCAAGGGGCCTCGATTCTTTCGCGAGTATTATTAATCACCGGAACCTGAGACTGGTGAAACTTGCAAAATCCATTATCTTGAGGATTTTTGAGACACCTCTTTTTGTTCTTCAAGATACCGCGACAGAACGTGCATTCAAGACCTGTGATATCCTTCACGAGCCTATCGAGGGGCAAGTCATATGTAGTTGATATACGTTCGAGAATCAAATTTGATCGGAGCGCGACCCGACGCGTCACCTCTTCCTCGATGAGCTCGAGGATCTGCTGCTCCATTACTTATTGAACGTCTTTTACTTTTAAGGCTCGAGAAAACATCGTCAAGAATTTCCTCCTCTTTTCAAGTTCCTCTGTCGAAGAGACCTTGCGGTCGAGAGCCTTTTTTTCTTCAAAGAACGACTTGGTAAACACCTGATCTGCACTGACGAGAGGCTCCAAAAGATCCTGAACCGGTTTTCTAAATTGATTACTGAAATAATACTCAAAGTCGAGCGCCAAGTTCCTCTCTTGGACCCAAGTAGGGTCCTCGGCCTTTTCGTACAGCTTTCCAGGCCCCTTGACGATCAAAAAAGGGACCCTATCTCCCTGCTGCGGTTCAGAACCCGGTGCTCGGCTCTTGATTTTGTCTCTGACGTTCACATGCGGCTGCGGAACCTTGTAGTCAGAACCGAGCTGTTTGCTCATCAGCAATTTTTCGACGGGAACCTGGCCCCGCACAAGTTCCCGGGCAGCCTGCCGAGCCGATTCAATGACCGGCCGAGGATCGCTCGAGTCTAGAATCATTCCCAGGAGTTTCTTGAGCGTCTCGCGAACAAAGGGACAACTGTCCCGTCGGACAACCTGTAGACCTTTGACATCAATTTTCTTGAATGCGATCGTTCCGTCTTTTGCCTTTTCATACATCTTGGCTGCATATCTCTTTTTGGAATACAAGAAATATGGGTAATAGACCTTTTCAAGCTCAAGATCATTGGGCGCCTTGAAGAGCTTTGTGCATTGTTCGGCCGCGAGCTCCCCTTGGATCCAGCTGTAATCGATAGCCTCTTGGCCCTTTCGACCCTGGACGTCGAATTCGACCATTACACTATCTGTATTCTTGACAATCATCTGACCAACACCGGCCTGAAAAGTACCAGCTTCTGTCTCGATATCGTAAACGTAACCGTCCCAGGACTCGTGTAGTATATCAATCTTCTTGATAGCCGTTGGATCTTTTCTGAATGAAGATTCGGTCCACGTAAGACGGAAGATGTTAGCCTTGTCTCCTCGGGTGTTCAGTGATACCTTGAAATTCATAGAACTGAGAAGGAGATAGTACCACTGGGCAGTGATCTGATTATTTGTATCTATGCGCCTAGACCCTCCAACCTCGTTATCACGTCGACATCCATCAGAAGCCCATAGACCATCAAGGAATGCTCTTTTCGACCCAATATTACTAAATACAAATTCTGGAACTTTTTTTGCCTGGCCGTCGTAGCACCACCCTCTCCATTCCGCAACAAATTTTACTAAATTTCCTCTCGGACTAAGTTTATAAACACCAGAACTCTCGAGAGTATCCATCACGACAAACCCAAAGTCTGGGTACATAGATTCAAGAATTTTCTTGCATTTGTTCAACAGATTGAGATCTTGATTATTTATACACCATGTCGACTTGCGCCCAGATGCGGATTGATATGCACCACACGAACCGTCCCCAACAAACATTCCTATAACGAAAAGTGAATTTTGACTTGTGGTATTTACAAAATCTGTCATCGTAGGAAAAGAGTGAAATAGTTTTTGACCAATCATCAAATCTTTCGGTTTCAAAAGATTTACTTCTCGATCCAAAAGAGAATGATCTTCAGTTACATCAACAACGCCAGTATGCGTAAGCACACGATAGATCTTCTTCTGACATTTGTGCCGGATAACACGTTTGATGGGCTTCCATCCTTGATGCGTCCACGCCTCGACGTTATGTATTTCAGAAGATTCTTTGTCTGATCCATCCTTAAGAAATCCTTCATATGACTCCCAAACAGTTGCTAAGTTTTCAATTTTAACAGGTTTAATAGTTCCGTTTATTTTCACGATCACAGGAGTTTCTGGCATTACCGAGTCACCATATCTCACTTTAGCCCCCGGAAAGTTCTCTTCGACGTAATTCTTTGTTTCCTCAATCATCTGCCGGCCACGCATAGTCACCGTGCTCGCTATGGCCACGAGTGGAAGCATACCTTTCGACGCGCCCGTAAATCCATAAATTGAATTCATACTAATTTTGTAAGCCAATTGCTGGCCGTTATAAATAGCCTCCATTGGAGTTCCTTCTGCTTGGGCCATGAGTTTCTTGGCTTTTTTACGAAACGCCTTGAGGTCCATCAAGATGACGGGAAGGAGTGAGGGCGCGGGTGCTTGAGCAAACCTATACGGTCCAAAGGTTTCGTAGGTAACTCCTGGAAGATTATCGTACTTGGGGTCCATGACCAGTGTAGAATAACACAGGTTTTCGGCACACATAATGCTCGGGTACAGACTCGCAAAGTCCAAAGCAGTGATTGGGGCATAATACGCACCCGTCTGCGCCTCAAGCACGGTCGCGCCCTGGTACTCGTCACATTCCGGACACACGTTTCCGGGCGCATCACATGATCTACACTTTGGACACAGTGGCGGTTTTCTACACATTTTACATCGTCCTTCAAATATTTCTCCATTGCAGTACTCTCGAACACATTTTGAAGAAATTCTAAATGTTGGAATCACAAAATTGAGTTCACGCGCCTTTTTCGCCATTTGAGAAAAGACTTTAATTTGTTGCCCTCTCTCACTCAGATACGCAAGGGGGACCCAGCACGCTTTTGCCATCTCGACCACATTCTGAATCTGGCACAGCTTTTCCATGAGTGCGTGAGGCAGTTCGGTATCCTTGATACAGTAGTCAGCCACCTCCCCGAGCTTCACAGGGTCACCCTCTACGAAGCGCGCAAACATCTCTTTAGGGGGCATATCAAGCTTCTGGTCTTTCAGAAAATGCTTCGAGACGTTGTTCAGGGAGTAACTTTCGAGCTTGTGTTCCCGCTTGACATCTTGGAAAAGATCAAAGACGTATCTTCCAGTCATGGGCACCATTTTAAGCATATTGTTCCCGAGTGCACTCGAACTCAAGTTTTTCTCTACAAGTTCGGAAATTTCACCTTTGATTCGACCCCAGTGAGGCACGAGTCCACAGT